GTTCCACAAAATAAGACTAATCTCTTCGATGAGATGGCCAATCCAATTGAAGAACTCGAAGCAAGAGTTAATGAAGAACTCACCCGCAATGTAACTCTTGTTAATGAAAATAAGGCAGTTCGTGCAGTTGGTATCTTTATGGAAAAAACCAAGCATCTTACTGATGTTCAATCTGATAAGGTTAGAACACTCGCAGAAAATCTTGAATTTGAATCAGCATCAGATTTTGGTGATAAGATAAAGACAATCGTCAATAACATATCACGCGCTCCAGTAGCAACAAGATTGGCGCAAAAACAAGATAATAATAAATATATAACAGAAGAAACAATCATTGAATCAGACTCTTCAGAAGAAGAATCAAACAATGATCCACGCATTAAGATGTATTCAGAAGTACTCACAAGAACCCTAAAATAACAATTTACTAAATAAATTAGAAACCTATAAGGAGAACTCAACATGTCAGGTATTTTTCTATCCGAAAGCACAAAGAATAAGTGGAAGCCAGTCGTAGATCACGCTGCCTTACCCGCTATCACCGATAACTACAAGAGAACAGTAACAACTATTCTTCTGGAGAATCAGCAACGCTCAATCAATGAAACCTATCAAACCCTATCTGGTACTCAATTGGGAACCGTTCAGGGCCCAACAGGTACAGTAAACGGTATCGATGCATTCGATCCTGTTCTGATCTCGCTCGTTCGCAGAGCCATGCCAAACTTAATGGCATACGATATCGCGGGTGTTCAACCGATGACAGGTCCAACAGGACTTATCTTCGCGATGCGCAGTCGTTATTCTGCTGATCGTACAGGTGCAGAAGCGTTGTTCAATGAAGCAAACGCTGCTCACTCAGGTCTTGCCAACTCCTTCAATGGTACTATGAACGACATTTTTGCTAATGATGTTCAAACCACCCAACAGGGTTCGTTCGATGCTGGTAAGCCGATGTTAACTTCTACAGCTGAAGCAGGTACTTTCAATGAAATGACATTCAGCATTGAAAAGACATCAGTTGTTGCAAAGTCTCGCGGCCTCAAGGCAGAGTACACAACAGAACTCGCGCAAGATCTCAAGGCTGTTCACGGACTCGATGCCGAAACAGAACTTGCGAACATTCTTTCAACAGAAATTATGTTTGAAATCAATCGCGAACTCGTCCGCACAATCTATGATGTTGCACAACTTGGTTGCCAACAAGCAGATCTTGCGTCTGTTTCTTCACCTTCAACTGCTGGATTCCGTGCAGGACTCTCTGGTGGTATCTACAATCTCGAAGGAGATTCAGACGGTCGTTGGAGTGCAGAAAAGTTCCGTGGACTCACATTCCAAATCGAACGCGAATGCAATGAAATCGCAAGAATCACTCGTCGCGGTAAGGGTAACATGGTCATCTGCTCGCCAGATGTTGCATCCGCCCTTGCAATGAGCGGTGTTCTCGACTTCTCACCAGTACTCAACCCAGCGATGAATGTCGATGTAACTGGAAACACCCTCGTTGGTGCGCTCCACGGTGGTAGAGTTAGAGTTTTTGTAGATCCATATTCTGGTTCTAACACAAACTTCTGCTGCGTTGGTTATAAGGGAACAAGTCCATATGACGCTGGTATTTTCTACTGCCCATATGTTCCACTCCAGATGGTAAGAGCGGTTGATACCACTTCTTTCCAACCGAAGATTGGTTTCAAGACTCGTTACGGTATGGTTTCAAATCCATTCGTCACGAAGACCATCAACTCTGATGGTACTCCAATCCTGTCGTCAACAAATAACGACGGTGAAACACTCACACGCAGAGTGAACCCATATTACCGTATCTTCAAGGTTACCAACATTCACGGTAACGATTCATCTTACGGTGGTAGTTAATAACTGACTGAGTTGATCTCAAATAGGTAAATAGATTAGAGCGGACTAAACACCCGCTCTTTTCTTTTATCTACATACTTCTATAGGAGTTGATTATGCCAACAGAACCACTTGGGTTACAGCGACAACCAAAGACAATTGACTTACTTCAAGTCAATAAATTTAAATTGACTATACACAAGTACCCGTACTTGGAGTACTTCTGTCAAACCGTAAACATACCTGGCGTTAGTATTCCAGAATTTATACAACCTAGTTACTATACTGCGATTAAACGACCAGCAACAACAATCAATTACGAAGATCTTAGTGTCACTTTCTTAGTAACAGAGGATCTCAAGAATTGGATACAGTTGTATGATTGGGCAACACGAATCGTTCCGACACGATCATTCAAAGAAGTTATTCAACCAGAAAAGGATATCTACTCGGATATTACTCTAAATGTATTGAGTAATAAATCAAACAGAGTGATGGAAGTAAATTACAAGCAATGTTGGCCAAAGTCATTGTCTGGTATCAACTTTGATGCATCAACAGTAGACGCATCGAATATAACAGCAAACATTGTGTTTAGTTATTCTGGTTATACGATAATTCATAAAGATGATAATAAAGAATTGCCAGTAACAGTATAAAGCCGTTGACTTTCTACAATTAGACTGTATACTATTACTTACTATGGATATTGAAACAATCAAGACAATGATCGATACGGATCTTCGTATGAACGACTCTGCACTAGACACAGAGTCCATGAGGATCCCACAAATACACGGCAAGTATCTTAATATATTTCATGATGAGAAGTTGATTCTTCAATCTCTCAAGATGAAGAGACGAGTTCTACTCAAGGATAAGTGGGAGTACTTTAATGGTAAAATGGATGCAGATACTCTACAAGAACGGGGATGGGAACCGTTTGCACTGAAGATTCTTAAGCAGGATATTGGAATGTATATCGACTCTGATAGTGAGATGCTTACTATCGACGCTAAGTTGAGTATACAGCAAGAAAAAGTAGACTTCTTACAAGAAACAATCAAAAAGATAAACAACCTTCAATGGCATATTCGCGATGCGATTGCGTGGAGAAAGTTTATAAACGGAGTTAATTGATGTTATGGACTTGGTAATAGACGATGTTGATTCTGTCTATATTAAAGTGACATGCGAAAGGGGTCTTGCAAAAGAACTCTCAGATTTCTTCACTTTTAAAGTGCCTGGTCATAAATTCATGCCATCATTCCGCAATCGCGTGTGGGATGGACAGATCAAACTATACAACATCTACAAGCAAGAGATATACTCTGGATTACTTGAATATGTTTTAAAGTTTGCTTCTGACAGAAAGTACACTGTACAAGACAATACCCGTTCCTGTGGAGAAAATCTTACAGTAGAGCAAGTATCTGAGTTTATTAAATCTCTCAATATTTCGGTATCTGGAACCGCTATCGACGCGCATACACATCAACTAGAAAGCATTCACCACTCCATTGTAAATGGAAAAACATTGCTACTCTCTCCTACAGGATCAGGAAAGAGTCTAATAATCTATGCTCTTATTCGATGGTACTTGAATAAGTTACCAAAAGACAAGAAGATTCTTATTATGGTTCCAACGATTTCGTTGGTATCTCAGATGTACTCAGACTTCGTAGATTATGCAAAAAACGATAAATTTGATGTACACCGATCCTGTCACAAGATTTATGGTGGACAAGACAAGGAAACCCCTAAGCGGGTGATCATATCAACTTGGCAGAGCATCTATAAACAACCAGCAAAGTACTTCGAACAGTTTGGTGCAGTGTTTGGAGACGAAGCACACCTTCACAAGAGTAAGTCACTGACAGACATTCTGACAAAACTAAAGACTTGCCCGTACCGTATAGGAACCACAGGGACACTAGACGGTACTCTGACACACAAACTAGTCATAGAAGGACTATTTGGTAGAGTGTATAAGGTAACATCAACCAAAGAGTTGATGGATAAGAATATCCTATCAAATCTGTCGATTGACTGTCTTATTTTGAAATATCCAGAAGAGACAAGAAAGTTATTAAAGAAAATAACATATCAAGAAGAAATCGATTGGATTGTACAGAACCAACAGCGCAACAAGTTCATATGTGATCTGTCTATGAATCTTAAAGGAAATACCCTTGTTCTATTTCAGTTCGTAGAGAAGCATGGAAAAAAACTAAAGGAGATGTTTGACGCTGTTGGTTCGTCTAGAAAGATTTTCTTTATCCACGGTGGAACAGAAGTACAGGATAGAGAAGAAGTCAGAAAAATCACAGAAGGAGAAGAGGATGCAATCATAATCGCATCCTACGGTACATTCTCCACAGGTATTTCTATTCGTCGTCTACATAATATCATCTTCTCTTCTCCATCCAAGAGCAGAATCCGTGTGCTACAGAGCATAGGAAGACAGTTACGAAAGTCTGAATTTAAAGAAAAAGCAAAATTATATGATCTGGCAGACGATTTATCATGGAAGTCATATAAGAATCACACTCTCCGACATTACGAAGAACGACTCAAGATTTACGAGTCTGAATCGTTTGATCATCGAAAAATTTCAATCCCATTACCCTAAATACTTTTAAAGAGGAGGTTTGATATGGAAGAAAAAAAGTATGGACTAATCAAACTAACTACAGGTGAAACTTTGGTTGGAGATATCTCACTTTCAACCGAGACTCACACAACCATTCGAAATCCACTTGTGTATCAAGTTGTGTCATTATCAAATGCCTTCGGAATCAAGATCCGAGATTTCTTACAATTTAAGAAGTGGTTTGATTTCTCAACAGACACAGAGTCTGTTATATCAAATCTAATGATAGTGTCTATTGCAACAGCAGATATTACTATTATTAAATTCTATGAAGCAGAACTACAACGCCACATAGAAAAACTACAAGCGGAAAAACTACGACTAGCTGCAGAGCTAGAGTCATCTGATGGACAGATAGAAGATGCAGAAGAAGCAGCTGAGAAAAATAATAATATTCAAGGAAATCTCAGTCTCGACTTCAACTTTAAAGATCAAGATCAACTCAATATGTTCATGGAAAATATCCAAATGGGGATCGAGAATCTTCTAGATGAGATGAATCAAAATATGGACGATGATGATATGGATGATGAAGACAATGAACAGGACATCCACGAATCCCCCGAACCTGAGATCAAATCAAAATCTGATCTTCCTCCAAAATCAAAACCATCTGCTAAGTCAAAGAAGGTAAAACAAAAGGTACTTCCATCTACCTTTAATTATAAAGTTGATCCTGCCGCGGATCCTAAAGATCCCAGCAGTTGGTCAGACAATCCTTCTGACTACCTTAAAGAGTAGTTTGGTCTAGGGCTTTAGTAGTACTTAGCTTATTACCCTTCATTGCCCACACAGTAATTATAACTAAGGTATAAAAACCTGTCAAGCTATTTCTCTAAATTTTACTTGATTAATCAAGAATTGGTGGTATAATACTCCCATGTCTGATTTTAATCTGTAACGAAAGGGCCCATATGGCAAAAAAGAAATCAAATACCCATTATATCAATAATGAAG